CGACATGAATGGGAAACTTTCGAGTACAGTGTTTTTAACACCTGTGAAAAGACCACCAGCATCGACGACTGCAATATGGATTTCATCACCTGATGACCCTCTTGCTGAATCCCATACAGATGTAGTGGGTGCTGCATCAAAGGATCCTCTATATGCCCAAGAATCAAAGTCTCCTGTACCAGATGAATCTGCTGTACAGAACTGAACTTCGATTGAGTTACCTAATTCACCAGGCCACTTAGAAACAAATGTGTGATCCGAGTCATTAAGTGCACCGATTTGGTTGTCCCAATTATCTCTATTTTTAACAACGGGCGCAGCAGCGCCAGCGTCCGAGTCAAAGCCGTTAACGGCTCCGTTGATTCCCCTAACAACACTGAGGTCGCTGGAGTATCTTAAAAAGTATGCGGCTGAATGCCATTCGACAGTGTTGTCACTGTCAGGTGCGCCAAAAGTTTCAACCAGACCTGCTTCGTTTGCGACTAGAGTGGGTTGTTCTACTGGACCCCATCTAAATTCGCCGACAAAAGCGCCTGTGCTTGTTGGTACGTTTGGTACACCACCTGTTAAATCAATCTCCTTCGTAACGATTCCTGGAGACTGAGAGGGTGTTGTAAGTGCCATAGCGTTTTATTCCTCAGTTTTTATAGTTGATAAGCTTATCATAATACGGATGTTCAATCACAACTATTTATATTATTGTAGTTTTAGAAAAATCTGTCCGTTGTATCCAAAGCCCAACCATTGTTATGGTCATTTTCTTGATTAGTTATCACCTCATCAGGCACTCCATCATCTATAATACCAAATGGCATCATGTCTGCCTCAATTTGATTAATTTTATCCTTATACATCATTTCTCTAAGATTAATATCAGTCATGTCTCTAAACATACTTGTATTTGCAAAATAACCAAACATAACTAAATTCATCATAAGATCATCGTGATTACCATCAGATGCTTCATATGATTGACCTCTTGCAATAAATGTAGAGATTTCCATAATTGTATTATGATCTTGGATAATAAGTTTACTATTTTCTAATATATCTTTTATAGCTGAACAACCTAGTCTTTTGGTTTTTCTAGTAATCTCAACCCCAATTTTATCTGCCTTAATAGCAGATTCCATATGCAAATTTTCGTACTCTAAATCATAATACAAACCTCTTGTGACTAAAGTTCCTTGATCATTTGACTCTACAACAACGTATGCATTATTGTAGAGATTTGCATACTTATAAATAATATCAGGGAAGAGGAGAGGAGAGATATTGTTGTTGCGATATACAGCCACTTGTCTAAATGGCGACACGCTAATGTCGATTAAGGTAAAAGTAGAATAATCCTGTCCTCTTCCTTTTGATACATCAACACACATAATATATTCATGCTTTGCCTTTGGTTCATCATAAATTAATAAATCACCACCTTCTAACCATCTAATAGGATCTGCTGCCCTAAACTCCATAAGGGTCTCTGCATTAATAAGTGTATCACCTGTACCAAAAAAGGTATTCCCAAATTCTTGATCAAACTGTAGCTGAGAGGTATTGCCAACAGTTTCGTTTTTCCATTTTTCATCACGCCCTGGAACATCCCACCAATCAACACGAAATGGTTTATATGTATTTGTACCTTGAGTTGCCCCTTGCCAAATATTATAATACATATTACCAATGCCGTTTGCAGTTGATGTAATAATTACTTTAGTATCTTTACCAGATGAAATAACTGGATATGTTGATGTATAAAACTCTGCAGCATTTTCAACAAAGGCAAACTCATCAAGATATAGAAGTGAGACAGACATACCACGAATAGATGAACCAGATGTCGCTGCTGCAATAATTTTAGAGTTATTAGAAAACTCTATAGAGCCTTTATTGAGTGTCTTAGTACCAGGTTGTAAAAAGAAAGGTAAATTTTCTAGCATAAGTGTAATGCGAGATAACATTTCACGTGATGTAGCGCCTTTGTTTGCTAGGACAGCAATGTTCTTTTCACTATTAAAAAGTGCATACCATAGTAGATAAGCAACTGATGAAATAGATTTACCACTTTGGCGACAAGCAAGAACAATAGAAAATCTATTATCATTAAAGTGGTCAAACATATTTTTTTGATATGGGTACAGATTAAAGTTGACTAAACCCTCGTCAAGAGATATAATCTTACAATAGGTCCGAGCAAAATATGCTGGATCTTGCATACATCTTTGGTATTCTAGGATTGTTTCCTGTGACCAACCTTGTGTAATACCATCGCGCTTGACGTTAGGATTTCCAAGGTAGCCATCATGACTATTAATATTATTCATCTTTTAGATGCGGTGTAATATCCACCACATTGTTTTCCTCACTTTTTCTCACATCTTGCAACATACGTTGTAAATCTGCAGTCGAACCAACAAAAACATTATTATTAGTTACACCGCCTTCTAATTGTTTTACAGCCTCTGTGTTAATGTCCTTATGTTTCTTATTTAGGTCAAGTAGTTTATCGTTAACATCAGCTGTATTTTTAATTAAGCCTGATAATACTTCGAACGCCCGAGGGTGTTCGCTCTCCCGTGCAACTTCAATCATATCCTCGAGTGCGCCTCGGCCTTTTTCTATCAGATCATAAAGAACCTCACGTGAGTATATATAATCCGTGTCAGCTTCTTTTTTCTTATCAACCACTTGAATCACCCTCTTCTGAATATAATTTATTCGTTGTAAACCCATAATCACTATCAGGTGATACATTTAATGGATTTGGCAACACTGTTAATTTTACATTTGGTATTGATGCATTACCATGCCCGTCCGAATCAATGAGTGTATCAACATGCAAATTATTAATAACTTCTCTTATGATAGCAGATTCATTGACACCTTGATAGAAATTAGCTTGCATAACAAAATCTAAGGCATAGATAATAGTTCTGCGAGACCCCAATTCCCCATCATAGTCATCTGATGTAGAAAGACCTTCAAGCGTAATAGGAACATCCTCTTTAATATCAGCATAATCAGCAAATGGTTTAATCGTAAGAGAATATTGCGGAGCAAAGAAAGGCAATATTTGTTCTACAACCTGTAAAGCATCATCTTGTGTCTTTGCGTAGATTTGTAATTGAAAGTTTATATCATATGGGACGTAGTTATATATCTTTGCTCTTTTAACTTGAGGTGTTACAGACGTAGATGCTACCCTGTTTTTATTCCCCATTTTATTCAATTGTCTAACAGAATTATATGAAAAACCTAAAATTTCAAATGACATCCTAGGTAGTTTTATAGCAACATTTGTATCGGTATCTAAGTTAGCATTATCTCGTATTCTTTCCAAGAAATCTCTTTTAGGTGCATATGAAATAGGAACTTTTACTGTGGAAATAACATCCCCTGCAGAATTTTTCCTAATGATATAGATGTTGTTGAAAAGAGAGCCAAACATGGCTACACTTTTTCTTACTCTTTCGTTATAAAAATAACTACCTAACATTATCTAGGATCTCCAAATGGATTTGTTTCACTAAAGTCAAGGAATGACATATCTGTGGCAGTCGTTTCAAAGTCATCATTCTGTTCATTAGTGGATAACTTATTAACCTCTGCTATGGCAGTTACCAGTGCTTGTCCAGAAGAATCTTCTGTGATTAGATATCTACTTGTAGCAAAGTTATGGAAGGCACCGTCATTGGCACCGACATGAACAAGGTGTACTATCTTATCGCTATCACTGTATGCTGAAATCTCGCCAGACATGATTGTACCATCTGCCAAGGTTTGTTTTACATTATCTCCAACAGACCAAGAACCTGCAGTCAAAGCAGAGTCTAGTGTGAGACTGTATGTGTAGGCATAGTTTTCTTCAATCTCTTGTATTGCATCAATGCCAGTGTCAAGATCCTCATCACTATATTCAAACAGTTCGCAGCGCATTTTATATGTTGGAAGATTACTAAGAGCATAGAATGGCTGTTCGTGTTCTACATGCATAATTTGAAATATTTTATTTGACAAAGGCAAATATATCAAGTCACCTTCGTTTGGGCGAATAGAACTTACTGAACTACTATTTCTCTGAAGATCACTCCATCGTTTTCTTGCCAAGATAAAAGTTGCTTGATCTCTTATTTCTATACCGAACTTGGTAAATAGATCTCCCTCGCCATCAAAACCTTCAATGTTCTCGATATACATCTCTACCTTGTGTGAAGAACCAAATTTTGATGGAACGTCATCTCCAAAAATACTATCTTCATTCACAATTGTTCTAGGCAAGTAATAGACATCTTGCCCATACATCTTGAGCGACTCTATGATTATATCTTCATAAA